AAATGTAAGTTTCATTTCTTTCTGAGTCATTCCACAATGCTTTGCTGCTTGCGGAAGATTCATTTTAGAATAAAAGAGTGCTTCATTTGCCTCTTTTACATTTTGAGGAGTCGTCTTTACTGGTTCATCTCTCAGATTCTTATAACTCATTGAAACTCACACTCACACATAATCTCCGTAAGTGCTGCTAGGAGATTAATTTCTTGGTCAGCAACGAAACCAATTTGGTATTGATACTTAGCAATAATAAGAACGGCTGCAGGGATAGTTTGGGGTGAAAGACACGTGTAACAGGCGTCATAAATCCTGCGAAGAATGACAGAAGAATCGTTATCCAGGTTGGCGACCACCCACTTTCGGACTTCAGCAAAATTCTTATCTTTGAGATGGGTGATAAGATCATTTACGGCAACATCAGAAAAGGATGCAAGAATCCCACTATCTATCTCACCACCAACAGAGTACCTCTGGCACTCGTTGATGACCCGCCTAAAATCAGGAAAGTGCTTATTGATCAGTTCTGCAAGGACTTTCGGATCATATTTAATCCTTTCACTATCAAGAATATTTTGCAATCGTTTAAAAAATGATCCTGCCAATTGTGCCTTCTCTTTACCTTTTACAGTAAAATCAACTACAGCACAACGAGAATGGAGAGGTTCAATGATTTTATTTTTATAATTACAAGTAAAAATAAATCTACAATTTTTATAAAAAGTTTCAATATTTGCTCTCAGCAAAAGTTGAACATCATTGCCCGTGTTGTCTGCCTCATCTATGATAATAACTTTATGTTTAGATTCTGAGGTCAATGAAACTGTTGATGCAAAGTTTTTTGCCTGATTCCTTACAGTATCAAGAAAACGACCTTCATCAGATCCATTAATCACATAAAAATCCACACCCAATTGATTGCAAAGTGCCTTCGCAATTGTTGTTTTGCCAATTCCAGGAGGTCCAGCAAGAAGAAGATTCGGAATCTCTCCCTTACTGACAAAATCATTAAATGTTCTTTTTGTATCTTCTGGTAAGATGCAATCCCCAATGGTTTTTGGTCTCCATTTTTCAACCCACAAAAAATCTTCACGCATACTCATAAATCCAATTTGGCATTCTATCAGGAATTTTTAGGTAATTATCCTTTACCCAAGGCTTAGACGCAACATACATCTTATAAGCAGTGAAGGTATCAATGCTATTATCAAGTTTATATTCATCAGGCATTGCCCGAGTGAATTCTTTTACATTAGTATGCTCGGAAATGGAAATCTTAGCATTGTTATGAAAGATTACCATTGCTTCTTCCAGAGTATTCAAACAAGAGTGCCGTTTCTGATACCGATGTTCGTACTCAAAGCATAAATGTATTCCATGTGTAATCAACCAGGCAAGATTGTAGTGATTATCTGCTGCCCATTTAGTGCAGGGATGATTACGAAAGGCACCCTTCTCTGTACTGTAAGGAGTGCCATCTGCCTTATTGATTGTGCCCCAATCATAGTACCACTTGGAGAAGATGATAGAAACCATCTGACAGGTCTCTAGGGGCATTTTCACTGAGTATTTGTCAGGAAGTACTTGAGCAGACTTACTGGGAGACACGTCAGTTACAAAGATGTTCATAATTAAAAACAGAACTTTTTCAAATAATAAATGACTTGCTTTGGTTTATCCTCAAACCAAAATGCTTCATGTTCCATTCTCCGCATAGATTTATTTTTGGACAAGGAAATTGATTTTTCAATGTCATTTATTTTATTTAAAGGTAAAGGCATTTCATTAATTGAAATTCCAATTGGTTTTAGATCATTTCTACCTTTACATTGTTGGACAACATGAAGTGCTTCGTGATAAACAGTTTCATTTAAATACCGTTTTGGATTAGATCCTTTAAGGATAGTTTTGGTGCAAATGAAGAAGGTTTTATTTTCTTTAATAGTTGCACCGTAGTAACTTCCATCAGCACACCAGGAAATATTCTCACGAATAGTAAAGTGTGCTTTTGCCACTAAATCTAATATTTGCTTTCCTTCAGAAGTCAAATACAGTGGAAATTGCATCAAGAAAAAGTGGAATCAGGTTCTAGAGCAATATAATACTTCAAATTATACTTGGTGTTGCTGAACTGTGACAGTAGTTTTTCTGACACAACCACATCATAGGCGCCAGGAATAATCTTAATGTTTTCAACCTTAAAGTTGAAGACAAACTCCTTATCAGTCTCACCAACCACGATTGAGTATTCATTGGAAGTGTCATTCTTCTTATCCCGAACGACAAGACGTATCACACCTGCTTCCCCAACTGCAGAAAAGTCAGGAAGTTGATAAACTGCAGCTGCCTTAACCAATTTCTCTAAAGAAGCACTCTCAAGTTGAAAACAAACATCTTGTGAAGGTAGTTGAATCTCCTTTTCGGGAGGAGAAATAATTACATTCGGATCAGCATAGAAATACTTAACTCTACGCTTACCTTCCCGAATCACGATATGAGAATCATTACCGAAATCCAATTCAGGATCTTGATGTAGACTCAGACCGTTGAGAAATTGATTCAAATCATAAACGGCAAAATCACGAGGAAATTCTTCAATAATATCTGCTTCAGCAAGAATGTTCTTTGCCACAGAAATAGTACGAAGACGAGTTCCCTTCTTTACCAGAATTGAATTGTTAATTCCGGCAAAGTTCTTGAGAATAGTCAGAGAGTTATCAGAAAGTTTCATTGTTGTTCTTAGTTTGATTATTAAAACCAGCAAAGTGGTATAGAAGAATACCATAATGGATAATCTTCAGTGCGTCAAGGCGGGACATCCCATCCTTCTTACCAAAACGGGAAGAATACTTGATGAGATTATCACGGCAGAAAGGAACACCATCACCAATTGCATCAATCATATCAAGCACCTGAACCTTAGACTTTTCAGATGCATAGTGTGCATTATATGTACTTACAATATAATCATTCACTGCCTTCAGAGTTTCACCTTCACCAAACTTCCAAAAATGATCATTATTTGTCTTTTCTGAAGTAGTCAGATTAACATTCTGTGGAATTTTATTCAAATTAAATGATTGTGAACTCATAGTTGTACTATGATTATTTGCAAATGTTACTGCGGCCACAGGAGCACCAAAATTAAAAACATCTGGAGAAGCATATGGATTTCCAGTTAGACTAAATCCATCATCTTCCCAATAATTATTAATACGAATGTAGTCATCACCCATTCCACCAGGAAGATTAGAACCTAAAAATGAAATGGTATCATTGGATTCTGATCCAAACATCGTGGCATTTCCAGTTGGAATATAGTCATTATAACTTGTTTCAAAGTTTTCTTTCTTTTCAGGAATTTCAGACATAAAATTTCAAAATAAAGGACAAAAAGGGAGGAACATACCTCCCAATATTATATCAGAAAGTACTGGGTTCGTCAACGTATTCCACAGTCAGTTCAGGACCAGTGGAAGGCATCTTGAAATCAGCATCAACCTTATCATACAGTTCCAAGAACGCTTGCTTTGTTTCATCATCAAAGCGATTCACACAAACTTGAATTGCCTTTGCCTTATCAGCAAAGATACTATAAGCACGAATGATGTGAACGAGACGGCGGGTGGAGATGATTTCTTCGATACCACCATCATAAAAAGTCTTACGAATAACGTCACTCCAGTCAACCAGTCGCTTGCAGAAGTCACGGTCTTCTACACCAAGATCCAAAGCAACACCTTCCAGGATCTTCTGCTCTGTAGCAGGGGCAGGATAAGACTGCTCAAAGGTTACGGGAAAGCGTTCTAGGAAGGCTTCGTTGAGCACGTTAGTTCCAATGAACCTACCATCGTCCGAACCTTTGCCCTTAGTATTGGCGGTTGCAATGATGTTGAATCCACTTGTTGGTTTAATGAATGCACCAATCTTTTTAAGGAAAACTCCCTTTCCTTCCAGGATGGATTGGAGACAGAGAATTTTATTACTTGCGAGGTCGATCTCGTCAAGGAGCAATATAGCACCTCGTTGGAGTGCTTCGATAACGGGCCCGTTATGCCAAACAGTTTCGCCGTTAATAAGGCGGAAACCCCCAATAAGATCATCTTCGTCAGTTTCGATTGTAATATTTACACGAATTAGTTCACGCTTAAGTTGAGCACACGCTTGCTCCACACTAAACGTTTTACCATTACCCGAAAGACCCGTAATGAACGTAGGATAGAAGAGATTGGAAGAAATAATTTTCTTGATGTCATTAAAATTACCAAACTTGACGAAGGTATCATCTTTATCAGGAATAAGATTTTGTTCTACAACAGGAAGGGCAGAAGGTGCTTGATATGTGCGTTCGATTTGCTCTACCTTCTCTTGAGTCACTTCCAGATTCCAACGACCACGATCAGTCTTAAATGGTTCTAGGCGACGTGTAACAGTCTGATAATTAATACTGCGAGAAGCGCAATATCCACGAATATCACCAGAACTGAATTCGGAACCGAAGAGTTCTTTTAGGTCAGCAAACAGTTGATCGTCAGTCACAGAAGTTTTGCGGGGCATGATGTAGTTAGGTGGTTTTGTCTTGAACTCTCATAGTATAGCATTAAAAAAGGGGGCAGTCAGTGCCCCCTTGTGACAGTTTGGAAAGTGGTTTTTAGGAATACCCCTTTACCTTTTTAACATGGGCGATACGCTCCTTTCCAGTTTCTCCTTGAAACTGAGGTCTATTTGTTCTTCCTCTACGAATATCTTTTGCATCTTTATTCAAATCATCGGTTTCTCCGTGTTGCGATCTCCTATCAATGTCGCCAGTATGAAGAGATGAATTTGGAATAGTTACTCCTGCACGACCTGCTCTTGCAGTTCTTACTTCTCTTTTTTGTGCTTGAGTCAATCCAGCATCTACTTTTGCCTCAACAATACTCTCCCTCCAATCTTCACTCATATTCACCATAATAACTTCTGCCTGCTCTACAGACTCAGCATATCCCTCATCAATCAGGTGTGAGAGAATAGTGTCATAGATGTCTTCCCTAATCTTAACATCGTTCAAGTTAGTTCGCCTTCTTCTTGTTGGTTCTCCTGATGATTGGGATCGAGTTGTAGGTTCTTCATTATTACCTTGTAGTGTTTGAAGAGCCGCTACATATCTTGCCAGTTCCTTCTGAGTTTTTTTCTTCCCTAACTTAAATTCCTCTTTAGCAACTTTCAATCCATGAGTTGTTAAATGATCGATTGCTTTTCCAGCACCTATGCGAGCAGTATTTCCAAGTGTACGCAATAATCCCCCAGTTTCTCTTGCAACATGTCCAGCAGTGTCGCTAGCAATTGAGGTAGCAGCATTATGACGCTTCATACCCGCATTATAGGACTTAACTGCACCAAGAACTGTGCGAGCAATTGCATCCCTTACAGGTTTTTTTGATTTTGGTTGCTCCGCTTTTGCCTGACTTTCTACGCCACGTGATTCTGGTTCTTTTCTTTCTGTTTCCTTTTTCTCAGTCGCTGCTTCTTTCGCCTTTTTCTTTGCCTCTTCTTTGGCATCAATCTTTGCCTTTACTTCAGCATAAGAATCCCCACCAGTTCTTTTTCTTGCCCTTCTTTCTTCAGTAAGAACATGAAGATCTTCCGACAACTCATAAACATATTCAACAAAAGACTCAAGACCAACCTTTTCAATTAGAATACCAATACCATCTTCATTGAGTCCATATGAATAGAAGTATTCGGTGGCAACTTCTACAATATCCTCATCATAGATGGTATTGTTATATTCCTCAAACTGCTCTCGGAGTTCTTCATTATAAACTGCACTATAAAGCAGTTGCATGTCTTTAATTTGTTCGGTGTTCATAAGTCCAGTATACTTTCCTAGA